TTTCCATTAATACCATTTCCAAAAACAATTTCAGTTTCATTAGACGCTGTTGTTAATACTGAAAATACTTTATCATTTGCTGTTGAATCAAGTAATCTATTAACAAATTGATATTCAACATTAGATGGAACACCATCAATTACTGTTCCTTCTTTTACAAAAACTTTTACGCTGTCACCAATTACTCCGTTATAAAACAACGAAAAACGTTGATTTGCAGAACCGTTTGAAACACCTACAGTTTCATTATTAATTTGTAAACCTTCAACAACCGAAATAATAGCGTTTGCGGAAGCAGACACAGAAGCACTTTGCGTTGATGTAAAGTAAATGATAGGACGTTCAGAAGTTGCAGGGGCAACAAAAGTAGTATTAATAGGTACTACTACAGTTTCTCCTGCAGGAATGTTTTCACCAATAACCGTTACAGTTGCGGTTGATGATTTTTGAAGTTGTGGATTGTAATCAAACAAACTGGCAAGAGCCAACAACGATTCTCTTTGGGTTGCTGTAGTAATAAAGGCTTCACCAGCAGCGCGGTCAATATAGTAATGCAACACGTCAGCAAAATAAGACCAAAGGTCAACAAACAAAACTCCAAAATCAGATGAACTTCGTGATGTCCATTCAGGAACTATTTCTGATGCGCGAGATAACAAATCAGCGCGAATAGAATCGTAATCGCGATTAGAATAATCAATAGTTGCCATTAGATATCGCTTTCTTCATTAAATGTATTTGTTACTGTTAATTTTACAGTAGATACTGTTCTAGGTGTTACGGCATAACGAACTAGCACTGTAGCCACATTTTCTTCATAAAATGTAGTATTTTCATTATCTAATACAGCAATATCTAACACTTTTCCAAAAGATAAATTTGAATTAACATCACTGATAGCGTCTAATTTGTAGTCAGCCAAAACTAAAGGGTCATTAATTTCAAATGACAATTTAGGCAAATTACCGCCATATTGTTGATTCATTATTCGTTCTCCATTGATTGTCATAAAGTAATTAACAACTTCTTGACCAACAATAGTGTCTACATTAGTTGTAGAAGATACGCTTCCTTCCTCAAAAGAAAAAGGTATTCTAATAGATTTCATGACAATGCCTCCAAAATAGATTCTACTTGAGCCTCTAATGTTGCAATTCGTTCTTTAAGTTTAGATATACCATCGTTTTGAATCCAATAAACATTTGTAAAAGTATTATCGTCAGTTCCAACAATAATTTGGTCTCCAACTTCAGGAACAGACCAACCATTAAAATCAGGACTTCTTCCAATTAATGAAATTGTAATTTCTGAAGAACCTAACACTGCAGGTATACGAACTCGTATTTCTCCACTGTTGTCATTAGCATATGTAACTATCGCTCTGTGAGGACCTCCAGAAACAATATTATGAATGTTTTTAGTTGTATACATTTACATACTCCGTTTTCATAACCCATTTATTTTTAATCAACACTGGTAAAGGTGTTTGTTGATAACGTTGAACTATAGGAAATTTTGGAAGAACATCATAAGTTCCGTCTTTTTCTAACTTTAAAGATGACAATAAAGTGTCTGTAGACAATGTATGAGTAACCGCATTTACATACCAGTACCCATCAAAGTCTCCTCCATATCCTTCAATTTTAACCACACCACCTGGAACAATAGAAGGGTCTCCATGCACTAAAACATCTGTTATATATGGATATGAGTTTTTAATTTTAGATTCAATATAACGAGATGCTTTTTCAAAAGAATCAACGCTGACTGCTAATTTATTATAAAATCTACTTTCTGCAGGAGTTCCAAAACCAGATGACCCGTTTAATTGAGAACTGTCAACAGTAACAAATACACCACGTTCATCAATATATGAAACGGTTTTATCTCCAGATTGTTGAGAAACATCAGCAGTTCCTAAAGTTGATTCTATATTAACAATATCTCCTGGTAATGGCCTGTAATCATTTCTTTTAATTTTTATTCCGCGCAAAATTGTGTAAGAAGGTTGTCTTGCTAATGCTTTGTTTTTATCCCAAATATGAATATGTGAATTAATTAAAGTTATTGAATACCCTAATTGATTACATGCTTTTACAAGCAATTTCCATAATGACTCTTCTGATTGAACTAAACGTTTAAAAACATATGTGTCTGTGGGCATTGAATACCCAAGTCTAAAGTCATTAGCAATATCAGAAACAATGTTTTCTAAAGTAACATTTTCCCATACCAACGTATTGTTACTACGAAGCAAGTGAGAGGAACCAAGACAGATAAGTTTAATAATTTGAAATGGACTGTTATTTACAGTTCCTTCATTTGTAGAAGAAACACTTTCAACTTGAGTTACATAACCATAAAAAGAAAAAGATTTACCACCGTTAATTTGTACCAATACTGTTATTGGTTTATCTACATATTCAGATACATACGAAGAAGGAACTCCTACAAGTTCAACAGATAAATAATCATGTTGATTTTCAACAAAAGATGTTTGAATACGTTGTACTGTTTTTTTATTAAAGGGAACACCATTTATGGCAATATTCCAAGTAATACCAAGAGGAGAAAGATTGGTAGTAATCATGCCAAAGGTATACGAACAAGTGTGCCAACAGGTATTAAATCAGGAAATCTAATTTGCGGATTTTGGTCGGCAATGTACCAATAAAGTTTTTCGTCATTTAAGTATTTAGCAGCCAAAGAAGAAAACGATTCAGTTTCTTCAGTAACGTGTGTAAAATATGGTTGAGATTTTGTAAGAATTCGTGTAGAAATAGCACGTGCTTCTTTATTACTATCATCATAGTATTCAGAAAAATAACGGGAAGATTTAGAGATAAGCATATTTAGTTAATTTTTCCTACCTTTAATTGAAAAATCTTTTTATTAAATAACTCACCGTTTCTATCTGCTCCTGTAGTAACATCATAAAAGAAAGGTTCATTCCCATTATAAAAAAAATCAAAAGTTTGAGTATGTATTGCCTCAGACCCGTTTGCAAGTGTTTTTTTAAATACCACATTAATGCTTAATTTACACCTAGAAGATTGACTGATTGTTTCTTTTTTGTTGTTTACATCAACTGGGTCAATATAAAAAGTATTTCTAAATACATATGTTTTAGGAGTTGTTTTAGAATTTTCAAAAAATAAACCGTATTCACCACTATCTTTTATTTTATTCCAAGAACCACTATTTGAAACAACTGTGCTTTTGTTTTGGGCTGTTGCCGTATCTTGAATAGTTACTGTAAATGTAGATACAACATTAGAAAACTCAGCGTCTGTAGTATGAACGTATAATGTTATTGGAAGTAGGCTGTTACCGCCGTAACTTTGAAAAACGTCGGTTCCAACAAATTGACCAGTTGAATTTTTCATTATTCCTAATGAAGCGCTGCTTGCAGCAAAAGCATTAAACCATTGAGGTAATGTCACAAACCTATCTGCTGCATTAGAAACGTTTCCTGCATAAAAACTGCTACTGTAATTAGGAACTAAAACTCGCATAGCATCTGAGTTGTAATTAGGAACTGATAAACTTTGTGGTTCTCCGTTTTCAGAATTTACAGACAAGTTTAATTTAATTAAACTTTGTTTAATTTCTTTTGATTGTTTATTTACCTCCGCTGTTGTTTTTGCTTGTTCAGTTGCAGTAGTGACAGCCCAACTAGTTAAATTGTCTGTTAAAAATGCCGTTTTTTTAGCAAACCCAACATATAATGCATACACATCACAATTAACTTGACACATTGTTGGAATCATTTCTTGACTAAATTTTTGAAATGCTACTGCTGAACCAACAATTAATCCTTCAACCATAAACAAATCTGAAAACACAATACGAACAGGCATTGGATTTAAAAATGCAGAGTTACCAAAGTTTTTGCTAACAGAAGCCCTAAAAGACGAATCTTCAAAAACAGGTATATCTTCGTTTTCTTCTGCATTATTAGTTTGAGCAACAACCTGTTGTCGGGTATATGCTGATATGACATCTACTAATTCTGAAGTAATTCCTTGTCCAATAATGCTGTCAAAAATAGCAAGGTCATGCATTACTCCAACCTGACCAGGGTCTTTTAAAGCAAGACTTGTTGCATCTTCAGTTATATTTAAACCTACTGTTTCTAATCGGTCTGCTGTTCCAGTTCTAGAATTTACAACGCCAGTAGTAGTAAGGTTTTTTCTTCTTTGAGCCACTTCTGCTTCTCGGTTAAACATCATAGTAAAATTAAATTGAGCAGTTCCTGGCACTGCTTGAGTTAAATTTGCTGGATTTTGCAACAAGGGGTTTACTGCTCCAGGACTTTGGCTTACACGACGCTCAATGTATTCTGGATTAAATTGAAAATTAAGACGAAGATTACCAGGGTTTTTTCCTCCTGGATTTAGTTTATTAGCAATAGTTTCATCCATTAAAATACTACGCATAAAACCACGTGTTATTTTTGGGTTTAAACGAGAAGATGGTCCACTAATATTTCTAGGAAATGGTCCTGGATATGCAAAAGGGTTATTTTGACGACTATCAGGTATCTTTTCATTTAATGACGAGTAATTACTAAAATCTTTATTTCTGGCTTCTTCTAAAGTCCATTGAAGTCGTTTGTCTTTTGAAGCCATATTAAGAATTCCTTACCATATTCATTTTAAGTTCTCGGTCAATAAGTTTGGTAACTTCTTTTGCTAACCTAGCAGCGTCCATTGGAACAGAGCCAGTACTAGTAACATTAATAGTTGGATTAATGTTAAAAGTATTATTTGTAGTTTCTCCAGTTTTTATAGTAGTAGGAGATGAAGATGATTGATTTATCTTTTTTGTTGGAGTATAACCCTTATCAGAAGGGTCACCTGTCGGAAAACCTAAACTTCCTGCAATTTCCTTACTTGCTTTAATTGTTGATTCTGGAATGCCACCAAGTGGATTACCATTTACAGACCAATGCGATAGGTTGCCGCCACCATACAAAATACGCGCTGCTTTTGTATTTGTGATTGGGTTTAATAATTCTTTATAATTATTAATTCCAAAATCTTTAGCACGTTTTGGACCCATATCTCCAAGCATGTTTATTTGAAAAAGTCCATATGAATCATCATCGTTGTCTTTTACATAAGCGTTTGGGTCCCATCTAGATTCTCGCCAAGAAATAGCAAGCATTTTCCAAATATCTTCTTTTTTAAACTTTCTGCGGTCAAGCATGCGAGCCAACTCTGTTGGGTCATAAGAACCAGGTGCAGTTTCTACTTTTGTTTTACCTGCTGTTCCTCTATCTTTATCTTTTGATAATTTTTTAACAGTTCCAGGTAATACTGAACCAGTTCCTTGTGATGCAAAAGAAGCCATTGATTCAGACATTGTTAGTTGTTGTTTAATAACAGCGTTAGAATCCATTCCTAAACCTGTTTGACCCGTTGGTCCAGTTTCCGTAATTACACCCGTAGTATCTGGAACATACTTGTATTCAGGCTCTGTTTCTGTTCCGTATGTTGCTCCTTCTTCTTCATAGTTCCTTCTGCTTGCAGGATAAGCCTTAGATTGAACGTGCCACGGTTCTCCATGACGTGAAAATTCATCAAGACCATACTTACTTGCGTTTGCTTTCAAATAAGCACTATCTTCTGGAGTAGCAAACACAAGGTCAGCCGCCAAACCAATTTCGTGATACGACAATCCAGGAGGTGCTGCCATAGCAACACCTGGTTTTTTTAACCAATATGACCCATCGTAATAAGTATCTGTTTTTTCATCTGTTCGGTAATAGCGTTCCAAGAACATTTTCTTTTGTTGTTCTGGACTACGATAACCTTGACCAATTGAAATACCTGGACGGTCTGCCATAAGTTTTGCAAGAGGTTCTCGCAAAACTGGTTTTAATTGAGAAAGACCTGCTGTATTTGATGTTTTTTTGGTAGGGTTTTCCGCAGCAATACGCCCAGGATTTGCTGCACCTCCACCAGTAGCATCTCCAATAGCACTCCCTATTCCAGAACCAATACTATAACCAGCCATTGCTCCCACTGGTCCACCACCTAAAGCAAAGCCACCAATTGCTCCAAGTATTCCAAGTGCTGGGCTTAACAGTTGACCAAATCCACGAGTGCTTGTTCTTGCTCCAGTAATGCCCGATAGTTTGTCTTCAAACGCACCTAATGCTTTGTTTACGGCTTGCAGATTCTTTTCCATTTGAGCATAATTATCCGCTTGACGCTTGTACATTTGCTCTTCACGGTTTACTTCTGTTCTTGTAGTTTCTTCTTGTTGTGTAGCATAGTTTCCTTCA